TCGGAGTGTAGCGCAGTCTGGTAGCGCACCTGGTTTGGGACCAGGGGGTCCAAGGTTCGAATCCTTGTACTCCGACCAAGGTTTTTAAATAAGTAAAAGACAAATTAAAAAGGAAAATAGTATGTCACAAATTCGCGCAAGCCATATTCTAGTAGAAACATTAGAGCAAGCAGTAGCACTACGTGGCCAAGTAACAAATGGCGGCGATTTCGCCAAGTTGGCTTCAGAGCACAGCAAGTGTCCTAGTAAAGCCGCTGGTGGCGATCTAGGTACATTTGGCCCAGGACAAATGGTTAAACCATTTGAAGATGCCGCTATGGCCACTGCTGTTGGTTCAGTAAGCCAACCGGTTCAAACCCAGTTTGGTTATCATCTAATTCTCCGCACTGCTTAATGACGCATACTGTTATCGATCAAAACGATACATTTCGTAAATTTGACTTTAGCAGTATAATTACTGCCAATGATAATTGGGAGGCTATGTTTATTATAAAAGATATAATAGACAGTGGTAATTATTTTACCAATAGTCCCCCTTTTCAAACTAAGGAAAATTTGTTCGGGCGAGCAGAAGCTATTTGGTTAAAGTATAGAATGAGCTTTTTAATGGGTGCGTTCATGTATCTGGGAAGAGAAGTAAAAGTGTCAAACATGATGGCATGGAGCTTTATGACTAATACCGACACAGAAGAAGATAGAAATCGTTATTGGCATCATCATCAACACAGAGAAAATCCCATGCTAAGTGGAATTTTTTATCTACATATTCCCACAGATGTTGACAATCGAGATACGTGTGGAACTGAAATGGCTCCAAATGGTCCGGAAGGTGACGGAAAGTTTTTTGTTCGACCTAGCGATTTTAATTGGTTGATATATCCTAGTAAAGAATGGCATCGCCCTGGTATTGCACAAAGTAAAGATTACAGATTTGTGCTAGCCGCCGACGTTGAATATACCCTATGAAAACAATATACCTAGACATGGACGGAGTTGTAGCTGATTTTAATGCGTATGCAGATCAAGTGCTACGTAAAAAAACTACCAATGATCGTTGGCCTGATGCAGAATGGACTCGGTTAAAAGATAATGTTAGACTCTATAGAGATTTAGAAAAAACTCCCGAAGCAGATCAACTAGTGGAATACTGTCGAAGCATGGCAGAAACTAAAGGATACCATTTAGTCTTTCTAACTGCCGTGCCTAGAAATAATGATGTACATTGGGCATTTTATGATAAAGTATTATGGGCACAATTTCGCTATCCAGATGTTCCGGTATTCTTTGGCCCGTACAGCCATGACAAACATATACATTGCCACCCGGGTGATATTTTAATAGATGACAGAACTAGTAATATCACCGAATGGCGTGCCGCAGGCGGCATTGGTATTTTGCATCGAGGAAATTTGCAAGAAACATTAAGTCAACTAGTGGGTCTATGAAAAGAATTGTAGTTAATGGTACTTTTGATGTACTGCATATTGCCCATATTAAAATGCTTAATTATGCAGGTAGTATAGGTGATCATTTATTAGTGTGTATTGATACTGATCGCCGTGTTAGGGAATTAAAAGGCAACAGCAGACCAATCAATAACGAGCATGACCGCAGAGACATGCTATTAAATATTAAGGCAGTTGATCAAGTAGAATTATTTGATAGCAATGAAGAATTAATTGAAATATTCAAAGCATATGAACCCGATGTAATGGTCAAAGGTAGTGATTATAAAGATAAACCGATTGTAGGAAAATCTTACTGTAAACAAATAGAGTTTTTTGAGAGAATAGATGAGTACTCAACCAGCAACACCATTCAACGTATTATTGATCGGAGATGATTGTACCGATGTTTACCAATACGGTATTGTAGATCGGATCAGTCCAGAAGCTCCGGTTCCTATTTTTGTCCCCCACCATAAGATAGAAAAACCCGGCATGGCCGGTAATGTGTTTGAAAACCTAAGAGCATTAGGCTGTAAGGTCAACTACTTGCATGGTCATACTTCTGTCAAAACGAGATTAATTGACAGCCGAAGTAAACAACAAATAGTACGCATAGACCATGATGCTGATTCTGTGCCGTTAGAAATTCTATCTGAAATACCAAAAACCTATGATGCAGTTGTAATCAGCGATTACAACAAGGGTACTGTTAGTTACGAACTAATTGAAGAACTAATATCACTATATCCAAATCGAGTGTTTATAGATACAAAGAAAAATGATCTAATGAGATTCGAAAATGCATGGGTAAAGATTAATAAACTAGAATATAGTAAAATTAAAACAGAATGTACTGGTTTAATTGTTACGCAAGGGGAGCAAGGAGCAGTTTGGAATGATCATACGTTTAGTGCTAAAACAGTAGAGGTTGTAGATGTTACTGGCGCCGGTGATACGTTTTTATCTGCACTGTGCTACCAATTTTTAAATACAAACGACATGCATCAAGCAATTAATTTTGCTATGAATGCCAGTGCTATAACTGTACAACATGTAGGGTGCTATGCTCCTACACTAAAGGAAATATATGAGACTTGAAGGAATGGTCGAAAAGGCCTGGGGCGGTGAATTTATTTTTGCCACCAATGACCTGTATTGCGGCAAATTGATGTACTTTAAGAAAGGTGCTAGATTCAGCATGCACTTTCATGATCAAAAGGATGAAACCTGGTTAATACTTGCAGGTAAGTTTGAAGTAAAGTATATTGATACTAAAGATGCCAGCATGCACCTTAAGATATTAAATGAAGGCGACACATGGCGTAATTATCCGTTAGAACCGCATCAACTAATTTGTATGGAGGAAGGTGTGGTTGTAGAAGTTAGCACACCGGATAGTGTTGAAGACAACTATAGAGTACTGCCCGGGGATAATCAAAAAAAATGAATATACTATTAACAGGCTATAAAGGTTTTATTGGCAGTCATATGTTAACAGCATTAGAAAATGCTGGACATAACGTAAGCACCTATGAATGGGGAGAATTACTTCCCAGCATAATGGAACAAGATTGGGTCATACATATTGGCGCAATTAGTTCGACTACTGAACGTGATATAGAAAAAGTCCTAAGACAGAATGTTGACTTTAGCCGCCAGTTGTACGATGCTTGTAAAACATACGGAGTTAATTTTCAATACGCTAGTTCGGCTAGTGTATATGGCTTGACTAGTACCTTTAAAGAAGATGCATCTGTTGATCCACGTACTCCATATGCGTGGAGCAAGTACTTATTTGAGCGACATGTACGCACACATCCGACGGGTGCGGTCGCGCAGGGATTTCGCTACTTTAACGTGTACGGCCCAGAAGGCGAAGAACACAAGGGCAATCAAGCTAGTCCTTATATGCAATTTAAACGACAAGCTGAAACACATGGCAAGATACAGGTGTTTGAAGACAGTGACAATTATCAAAGAGATTTCATTCACGTTAATGACATAGTCAACACACATCTTAAATTTTTAGATATTAAACAATCAGGACTATGGAATTTGGGAACTGGTAAAACCAAAAGTTTTATGGACGTGGCTAAAAGTTTTAATGTTCCCATTGAACTAATACCGATGCCGGAAATATTGAAAGATTCTTATCAAAAATACACTTGTGCTGATTTAACTAATTTAAACCAAACAATCGCGGGATGGAGAAGCGGCATCTCAGGAGTCTCATAAGCTCCAGTCCCTGGTTCGATTCCAGGTCCCGCAACCACTTGACATTAGTCCTAATAGACTATATAATACAATATCATAACAAAGGACACACAATGGCCAGAGAACTTAGTCGCGCATTAGATTTAAATCTTGAAGAGTGCGTTAAAAACGTGGGCATGGGTCGATTTGATCTAGTGCTAATTGCATCCGAACGTGCTAGAGAAATCCGCAGACAAAATAAAGAAAGTAACAAATTTGAACATATTCACAGTGCCATGACCGCTTTGATTGAAATTCAAGAAGGTAAAGTTGGTAAAGAATATTTGAATAAAATTAAATTCGACAAACCTGGCGATCGTCGTGTTGATCGAAGTGCCAGATACAAATAAGATTTAGGGTCCTTAGCTCAGTTGGTAGAGCGGCACGTTTACACCGTGTAGGTCGGCAGTTCGAGACTGTCAGGACCCACCAAAATCAATGTGGGTGTGCCGCTGAACGGTTAGGCTCCGGATTGCAAATCCGTTTTATGCAGGTTCGATTCCTGTCACCCACTCCAAATTAAAATTCAATCCATCCGTTAATAATGTATTTTTCATTGCTAATCGGTGGATTGCCTCTATGCGTATGCGTGAAGTTTCCGGGGTAGATTAACAAGGTACCTTCTCTTGCTTTTTCTCTGCGGTGTAGATATAGGAATTCAGTTTCCCCACCTTCTTCAACATCATTAAGAAATATTTGATAATTCAATAGTCTGTTTGAAGTTGCCCTTCCAGATGATTCCCAGTGCCATACATGATAACCACCACCGATGGGAGTTTTTTGCATTTTCATTTCATAGACATTTTGTGCATCTAGAGTTTCTAGGCTAGCATACTTTTCATGATACAGCTTGTAGCAAGTTTCCCAAAGAACATGCATGATATAATCTGGAAAGTCAGGAGCTTGATTTATTTTGATTTGGTTTGATATAAACAGAGTATCGGTTTCTTTTATAGTAGTAGGTGTTCCTGGTTCATATTTTTGTCTAGAACCCCCAAACCCTTTTTTAGCCATAGCCTCATAGTACCTAATAGCATCTTTACAAAATTGGGGCTCAAAAGCATTATCAAAACGTCCAATAAAGTCTTTGATTTCGTAGGTCATTGGCATATACTATTCCTTTGTTAGTGTCTACTTACTTATAAGCATCTGCGGTTGACATTGAAGAGTTTTGACAGTATAATATACACATATTAAAACTTTAGGAGTCCAATTTGGGTTATAAGGTCATCCAGACAATTGAAGGTTATGGTCCCCGCAAGGGACTAGAGGGCCCGTTTAACTTTAACGGTCGTGTGTTGTATTATGACCCAAAAGAAGGTAAGTACTACGATCCCCGTACCGATTTTTATGTTCCCCATTCCGAATATTTCGAAATGGTTGGATTGATGATTAGATAACTCAAGGAGAGCGAGATGAGAGAATACGAAAGCATACAAGGTGATAACTTAGAAGAAAGCGACATGGCACAGTTGTTGTCAGTAACTGCCAACGCAGATGCTGTCGCCCGTGTCCGTGCGCAGATACCTACTGGTCCAAGTCTTAGTCATTGCGAAGATTGCGGAGAAGAAATTCCCAAAGCACGTCAGCTGGCTGTTAAAGGTTGTAAGATGTGTATCGAATGTCAGATTTATTCAGAACGGTTAAAACGTGCCTAAGTGTTATCAATTAATTGGAGTTCCGTGTGCTGGAAAAAGTACATGGATTAAAAACCAAACATGGGCTTTAGGTCTGACTATAGTTAGTACAGATCCGTGGGTGGAAGACTACGCAAGATCGCAAGGCAAGACTTATTCAGAAGTGTTTAAGGATTACATGCCTCGAGCAGTAGAACTAATGTCCGGACAAGTTGTAAGAGCCCGTGAATTAGATCATACGATAATTTGGGATCAAACCAGTACTACTATTGCTAGTCGTGCTAAGAAGTTTCGTATGCTTCCGGACTACGAGCATATCGCTGTGGTGTTTACTACTCCTGATATCGCAGTATTGAAAGAACGGTTGGCCAGTAGGCCAGGCAAAGAGATTCCTTGGGAAGTTGTACAGGGAATGATTGATAATTTTGAAATGCCCTCTGAAGAAGAAGGCTTC